GAAGCCCTAAAAAGTTACAACATCCAGATTAATTTCATGGATCGGGGTTGTGTAATCCAGGTAGGCTGTAAAAGTATTGCTTTTGAATCAGTAGAACAAGCCATGGCCGAACTTGTGAACTACTCAAAAAATCCAGAAGTAGTACAGGAGAAGTGGCGTCGGGAATTTGGAGAATATTAACAAAGACTCCAAAACAAATTTGAAGAGAGGCTTGGAAATCCAAGCCTTTTTTCGTATATTTACATTGTAATAAGAAAAACAAATGAGTATAGAAAAAGATTTTGTTCCGTATCAAGAATCAGTCGAGTTAAAAAAGTTAGGATTTGATGAACCTTGTTTAGGTTATTTTAACACAACCTCTTATTTGGGAATTGGTTCTTTTGTTTTTAAAGAATGTGATAAAAATACTATTGATGGTTATGGCAATAAACCTCTTTTAAGACCAACATTCTCACAAGCATTTAGATGGTTTAGAGAGGAGCATGGATTAGAATGTTGTTTGAAGAAAAATTCCGATATTTTGAATTCTCGTATCATGTACCTAAACGGGAAAGAAGTTTGTCGTTTTATAATAAAAGATAAAAAATGGGAACTCATGGACAGGGATGATGAAGCATATAAAAAGAACTCTGCTTACTATGAGAAAACTTATACCTATGAAGAAGCAGAACTTGCTTGTCTTAAAAAGTTAATCGAAATTGTAAAACAAAGTCATGATTGATAATCTAAATTTAATCAAGAGTCTTTTAAACTTTGAGGATGAGGGAGATTTTTATATGCTCTACATTTTTAAACGTAAAAAGGATCAACCTGAAGGTGAGAGAGATAACCATCAATCAGTACGTACTATTAAAACATACTGTATTGAAAGTATTGAACATCTTGAAAAGAGGTATGAGGAAATAAAACAGCTTTGTGAGATGTTTAAAGCACGTGCTTATATTCATATCCAAAAACAAAACCATAATGATGTATCATTGGAAATGATGGTTGAACTCGCAACCAGAATTAAATCGGGGGCTGTAAACCAAAAGAATCTTTTTGACTCAGTAGTGGGTCAACTTAAAACCCGTGAAAAAAGATGGATTGTAGATATTGATACAAAAGATGCCGGTGAATTGGCTGGGGTTATGTTAAGTATTAATATGTTATGTAGGCCAGAAGGTGATAAGATTGAAGTAATGATTCCAACAAAAAATGGATTTCATTTAATTACTAAACGATTTGATGTAATAGAGTTCAAGAAAAAATACCCAGAAATCGATATACAAAAAAAGAATCCCACCTTACTCTACCTCCCCGAAAGCTTAAATTAATGGAAAAACAATTTACTTTTTATAAAGAACCCGATGGAAGATGGTACATAGACCTCCCAGAATGGCAAGGTTCTAAAGAAGATTTAGAAATGGTTCAAGGAGCCGATCGAATGTTAGACCTACTATCAAAAGGTCAAGATAGGATAATTCTAATGGTTTCCGAACAATTTATTCTCGATTTTCAATCATGTTTAGTTAAGACAAGTGAACCAGAAACAGGAGGAGCTACTTATAGCGGGCATATTGTAATGGATAATGTATTTATAGGTATAAAAATTTGGCTATGTGATGTAACTAAATTCGTATATGGATATTTCCCAAAAACAATATATTTAAAAATCACATATGACACAGTATAAATTCAAAATCGGAGACAAGGCCTACAAGCCTAAGGGTTATCAATTTCCATGTACTATTGTTTCTGTTTTTCAAACAGTAAACGGAAATATTAGGGTAGTGGCAGAAATGGATGAGTATGGATTACTTCATATTTTTAATGAAGACCAACTAGAACATTATTTGGAATGATTCCAAATGAAAAAAAGATTTGGCTTTCGCAAATCTTGTTCGTATATTTACGTTGTAATAAGAAAAACAAAAGGTTATGCAAACAGTACAAACAACTCCCACTCTGAAGAAACGCGGTCGTCCTTCAAAACAAACCATTACTTCTGTATTTGATCCTTCCAGTGTTAAACTGATGAGAGGTTCTGAACTTAAGTTTAATGAATCTTTGTTTAAACCATTGAAAACTAATTCTGAATTAGATATTATTATGAGTACTGAAGGTGGTGTTATGCCAGGTACTAATATGGTATTTGTTGGTGGTCCTGGTTCAGGTAAATCAACAGTTGTACTTGATATGCTTTCTAATTTTACTCGTCAAGGACTTAAATGTTTGTTTGTAAGTGGTGAAATGGATGAAATTGCTCATTACAAATATTGTAAGCGTTTACCTAAATTTGCTTGTGTTCAAACATTATTTTTGAAAAATTATGCTCATTGTGCTAAAGAAACTCTTGAATATGTTTTTAATGAAGGATATGATGTTATTGCTGTTGATAGTATTGCTGAGGTTATTGAGATGATAAAAGATAATTATCGTATGACTGAAAGTGCTGCTGAAGGTTGGTTTTTGCAATTGCAAGATCAAAATAAAAAGGGTGAAAATAAAAATAATTATTACACTACTTTTATCAATATTCAACAAGTTACTAAACAAGGGGAATTTGCAGGTTCTAACCGTTTGAAACATATGACTGATGCAATGTGTCACATTGAGCGTTCAAAAGATGGTTTGCAACGTAAGTTGTATTTTAGTAAAAACCGTGATTGTGATAAAGATTTTGAAGTATTTTTCTCAATCCACAAAGATAATGTTTATTATTCTTATGGTCAGGTAAACGAAACAGAATCTTAAAAATAAATTTGGAAAAGTAAAAGAAAATTCGTATATTTACCTCGTAATAAGAAAAATATGAAAAAAGGTATTAACTTAATTCCCCTAAACAACGACATTAACAAACTATCTGCCTTTATTCCTTCATTGGATAAAGATTGGAGAGCTTCTCAACGTATTAATTCTAAAGCAACTATGATTGAATCCTTAGATGCTGTTAGAGAATTTCAACACCAAGGTTGGAATATTGCTGGTGCTTATGAACAGCGTAATAAACAAAATCGTAAAATTGGTTCTCACTTTATTAGAATGGAACATCCTGATTTTAAAGTTACCAATAGTAAATGTCAAATTGATGCTGTTGCCACTATGAATATTTTTAATTCATGTAATGGTTCTAAACCAATGGAATTAGATTTAGGTGCTTATCGTCTGGTTTGTGAAAATGGTATGATTGCTCATACATCTTATAGTAGTGCTAAAGTACCACATACTGAAAAAGGTCAATATAGTTTGCAAGAAATTCTTTGTGATCTTGGTATTCGTACTCAAGGTGTAATGGAAGAGTTTAATAAACTAAAAGAAAGAGATTTGTCACCTCAAGAAGCAATGAATTTAGCTACTCAAGCTGCTGATATTCGTTTTGGTAAAGGTCATAGAATTGATGTATCTCAATTACTTAATATAGTAAGAGAAGAAGATAAAGGAGAAGATGTATGGACTGTATTCAATAGGATTCAAGAAAATCTTACTCAACCCCACAGACTTGTAGACCATTCAGGTAATCCTTTAAATGGTATATCTAGTATAGAGGAAGATACTCGTATTAATAAAGAATTATTTGAACTAGTAGCAGTAGCTTAAAAAATCAAAATATGAAAGATAAATCAAAAATGTTGTTACCACTAATGATGGCTATGTCACAACCGAGTATTAAAGAACAAGTCCAATCAGACTTGGATGGTTTGTTATCAATGGATAATGAATATGTCAAACAACTAAGAGAAATTCTAAATACAGAGTATGAACCATATATATCAGTTCCTAGAAAATCTCAATTGACTAAAAAACAACAAAAATCTAGAAATAAGGCTAAAGCAGCCAAACAAGCTAGGAAGAAAAATAGAAAGAAATAAAAAAGAAAGGGTTGGATTTCCAACCCTTCTTTCGTATATTGATAAGGTAACAGAAAAACAAGTTATGAAAAGGGTTTTATATTTACACGGTTTAGAAAGTTCAAACACAGGAGATAAAATAGATTTTCTCCATCAACATAGTATTGCTTTTGCTCCTTCAATTGATTATTTTGATAAAAATATTGAGGAAAAATTAGTTACTCTGGTAGAAAATTTCCAACCTAATGTAATTATTGGTTCTTCAATGGGTGGTTATGTTGGTATGTTACTTGCCAATAAATACCATATTGATTGTTTGGTTTTCAACCCCGCTATTCACTCTCGCCCATTTTCCCCAGAATTAAATAATTTAGAAAAAGATGATGCTGAGATTGGTTTTTATCCAATTGTTGTTTTAGGAATGAAAGATGATGTTGTTAATCCTTTAATTACCAAAGAACTGCTTAAAGATATTATGTTTGAGTATGAAATTGAGGAAATAGAGGATATGGGTCATAGAGTATCTTTTCCCGTATTTGTTGATATGTATAATAAACATGTCATTTAATTTACTTGAATACCTAAAAAATAATCCATTACTTGAGGAGTTACCTAAAAACAAATGGGTTGAACTTGATAAACAAGAAACCCAAGAATATGCTGGTGATATCTTTGACCTTATTGACAAAGCATACTCAGCCATTGGTGGTAATTTAAACTACCAAAGTCCTGATGATGTAACAGGTTCTGAAGGAGACGCAAACTATATTGTTATTGATTTAGATGATGATCCTGACCCTGATGCTGTGGTTACTTATAAAAATAAACCAGCAGGTAAAAAAATAGGTGCTATGGGTCATGACAATAGTTCTCCAGCCAAATCTAGTTCTCTCAATAAAACAGCAGATATCTTAAAAAAACCAGGTAGTTTTGTTGAAGTATCAGGTAAATTAAAAGATATATTGATGGCCAAAGGGGTACCAGTAGTAACAAATAAAACCACAATTGAAAAAGTAATGGGAGATAAAGCCTTAGATATTCAAGATGATGGTACTTATACTAGATTTATTGGTGGTAAAAAATTAGAAAAAATTCTTTTAGGAAAACCTCTTATTTAGAATAATTCCAAATGAAAATTTCTTTTTAAAAAATTTGGCCTCCGCAAAATCCTTTCGTATATTTACGATGTAAGAAAAATAAGAAAAAATAAAAGTTATGCTAAACATTCAAAACTCCCAATTCCTCACCAAAACCCAAATCCGTCAGAAAGCCAATTCTATTTTTACTGACAAAGGTTCCCCAAATGTAAGTGACAAGTATGCTCACATCTCAACCGAAAAAATCATTGATGATATGTCTATTTTGGGTTGGGGAGTAGTTGATGCCAAAGAAGTTAAAGCTCGTAAGGGAGTGGGTTACCAAAAACATCTGGTGGTTTTCCGCAATAATGATTTGCAAATTACAGCCGAAGATGGTGATAATGTTTTCCCACAAATCCTATTGACCAATTCACATGACGGTAAAAATGCATTTACTTTTACCGCTGGTTTGTTTAGGTTGGTGTGTGAAAATGGATTGGTTATTTCCTCACGTGAATTTGAAAACATGAAAATTAGGCATTATGGTTATTCATTTGAAGAACTCCAAAATACCATTAAAGGTATGGTTGAAAAATTGCCTTTGACTGTTGAATCTCTTAACAAATTCCGACAAGTAGAACTTGGTCAAGAACAAGCCCTTGAATTTGCTCAAAAAGCACTTGAAGTTAGGTTTGGAGAAGACATCAATAATATTGAAATTGATTTGGAAGATCTCCTTACCCCAACCCGTCCAGAAGACAGGAGTATGGATTTGTGGAATGTATATAATGTAGTTCAAGAAAAATTGGTTAAAGGTGATTTCCGATACCAATATGGAGAAAAATCAAGGAAGGCTCGTAAAATTAAAAACTTCCAACAAGATATGGTTTTGAACGAACGTTTGTATGATTTGGCTCTTGAGTACGTTCCCGCTTAAGGGAATGTACTTAAGGTTGGAAAATTAAAAGTTCTTTCATATATTTAAATCAAATGCCGTTGTGGTGAAACAGGAAAACACACCAGACTTAAAATTTGGCGAGCCGAAAGGTTCTTGCCGGTTCGATCCCGGCCAGCGGTACAAAAAATAAACAACTATATATTTATACACATATGAAAAAAGTAATTTTCACACTTATGATTGCAACCATGTTTGTTGCATGTTCTGTACCTACAGAAACCCCGGTTGTAGATTCAACATCAGTAGACTCTACCATTGTATCTGATTCAACTATTAAATCTGATAGTTTGGTAAAGGATACTCTTTAAAAAACAAAAGCTGGTATCGCATAGTGGCCGATTGCGCCTGCCTTGTAAGCAGGATCTGAATAAGACACGTAGGTTCGAATCCTACTACCAGCTCGAAATCCTAAAGTACACAGGAACGAAGACAGAAAATGCTTCTCATAAGAACAGCACACTTTTTCTCCAAATCGTAGGTTGGCATAGTTTGTATAGTCTAGGGGTATTTGAAAACTATATATGCGGGTGTCGTATAATGGCTTATTATATAACACTTCCAATGTTAGGATGACAGTTCGATTCTGTCCACCCGCTCAAAAAGAAAAAGAAAAAATTTTTCAAAAAATTTGGAACTTTGAAATCTTTTTCGTATATTTATAATATAGAAAAATGAAACATAATAAGTCATATCAATTTAGTCTCAATGCCTGGATATCTCCCGTGGCAGAAGATATTAGATTGTGGCGGCTCATAATGTAGGTTATAAATTATATATAAACCAAACATTGTGAGCCTAACCAAAAGTTAGGCTTTTTAAGTTCTTTGACATATTGGAAAACCTGATGTACCAGTAGCAATGGAGGTTCATGCAACTGCCTGAAGAGCAGAGGATATAGGTTCGATACCTATCTGGTACACAATTTTAATTAGGGTAATGGGCTAATGGTAAGCCTCCACATTTGGGATGTGGACATCATGTCGGTTCGAGTCCGGCTTACCCTACAAAAGACCTCGTAGCTTAGTTGGTTTAAAGCACCTCACTTTTAATGAGGGGATCGAAAGTTCGAATCTTCCCGGGGTCACAAAAACTAAGGAGTCACATGCCGTTGATAGTTTAAATCATAAAGTTGGACCACCCACCTTCGCTTAGTCGGTTTTAAAGCATCTCTTTTACACAGAGAAGATCGTTGGTTCGAATCCAGCAGGAGGGACAAAACGCCATCGCGGTACAGTGGGAGAGGTACGCTAGACTGTAAATCTAGTCCCTTTTGGGTGAACAGGTTCGAATCCTGTAGGCGGCACAACCTAGTGGTATAGCTCAATTGGTGAGAGCATCTCTCTGATACGGAGAAGGTTGTAAGTTCGAGTCTTACTATCACTACAATATATGGGGATGTAGCTCAATGGTGAGAGCAAGATTCTTATACAATCGAGGTTAGGAGTTCGAATCTCCTCATCCCTACAAATGGTGTTTATAGCTCAGAGGAAGAGCGCTGGTTTGTGGATCCAGAGGTCGGGATTTCGAAATTCCTTAAACACCCCAATTTGGAAAATGACCCTAGATGGTGAAAGGGCTTGCCTGCTAAGCAATGCGTACTCATTAAAGAGTATTTGGATCGATACCAACATTTTCCGCTATATTAAAAACTATGTAAGAAACTAAATAAAAACAACTATGGACTTTAAAACACTAGTAACAAACAAGCAGGTTGACATCGTAGATTATATCAAATCTTATATATCAATGTATAACAACGTTGAAATTTTGATTGGATGTGATTCTCAAGGATATAAAGATAAGACTATATATGCAACAGTAGTCGCGCTATATAAACCTGGAAATGGTGCACATGTGTTGTATAAAAGGGAAAAAACAGAACCTGAAAAAGTTAGACAAATTAGATTGATGAACGAAGTTTGGAAATCAATTGAAGTAGCTGAGTTTTTGAAACAAGCTGGTTTGCCTAAAGTAAAATATATTGATATTGATATTAACCCAGATAAAAGATATAAATCCAATGAAGTTTTAACTTCAGCAATTGGATTAATTGTAGGAATGGGTTATGAGGTTAGATACAAAACTTTTGGAGCAATGGCAACATTTGCTGCCGATACATTAGTTAAATAGACTAACGGGTTCCTTAGCTCAACAGAATAGAGCACTTAACTACGGATTAAGAGGTTATAGGTTTAAATCCTATAGGAACCACCCATAAGGTCAGTTGTCCGAGCGATTAGGTAAGGCTCTGCAAAAGCCTCTAGACTGGTTTGACTCCAGTACTGACCTCAAACCTACGTCTGACAGGCAAGGTGCCGCTCAGGTCTCCAAAACCTCGAGGGTAGGGTTCGATTCCTTACAGGCGTGCTATTTAGAACAATTCCAAATGAAAAAATCTTTTAAAAAGATTTGGCTTTTTGAAAAATTGTTCGTATATTTACAATGTTGAGGTTGATAAGAAAAACAACATCAACACGTTCTTTAAAAAATATGCTCTTGTGGTGAAACAGGTAGACACAAGGGACTTAAAATCCCTTGGACATTGTCCGTGCAGGTTCGATTCCTGTCAGGAGCACAACAACGATCTTTGACATCTTGAAATACCAACGCTTCCTTAGCCCAACTGGAAGAGGCAATAGTCTTAGGAACTATACAGTGTCAGTTCGAATCTGACAGGAAGCACAAAATGGACTCTTAGCTCAGTAGGTTAGTAGCAACTGACTCATAATCAGTAGGTCACAGGTTCAAGTCCTGTAGGGCCCACCAATAACCTGTACCCTTGAAAAACTCGTATTATTTAACAACATTCAAATTATATGATCTAGTTGCATATAATCCCTGATTGAGTAAGCTTCTGTTAGTGAAGCCTCTACATTTTAGTAGAGAGATGTTAATAGATAAGCAGGTTAGTTTCGAAATAAAAGGGTAAGAGAATAAGAAACAAATTATTCCTCGGTAGCTCAGTGGTTAGAGCACTCGCCTGTTAAGCGATAGGTCCTAGGTTCAAATCCTAGCCGGGGAGCAAAAAGAAATTTTAAAAATCTTTCAAAAAGATTTGGTTTTTTAAAATCTTGTTCGTATATTTACATTGTTAAGGTTGATAAGTAATCAATTAAGACAACAAAAGTTCTTTAAAATAGTCAGGTGGTGTAATTGGTAACATGGGGTTCGAGTCCCCAATCTTCTCAAAGGGATGTTAAAGGTTGGTAAAGATACAGGTTCGAATCCTGTCCTGGCTACTAAAGGTTCGCAACCTTACGTGTGATGCTGCTTCACGATAGAATATGCAGTGAGTGGAAACTACTTTAGTGTCAAAACAGTCAGGTGGTGAAATTGACAGACGCTTCTGGTAGGACTTTCTGTAAATCCAACGGTGCAGGTTTGAATCCTGTCCTGACTACGAAAATTAACCGAGGAGCCGAAAAATAAGTAAGCAATAAGGGATGCGAAAGTTACGATTTAGCATCATGGTGAATGGGATTATAACTGAAGCGTAAATAGGTTATAGTTGTGTAGGTTAATTTTTATTTGGAAGTCATCCGGCTGGATGAGGGGCTGCTCTTGAAAAGCAGTAATACCTCGCAAGGGTATTGTGAGTTCGAGTCTCACGGCTTCCGCAAAATGTCTCCGTAGCTCAGTTGGATAGAGCGACTCACTTCTAATGAGTAGGTCATAGGTTCGAATCCTATCGGGGATACAAAGTTTATTTAGTTAGGTATTTCAATATGTTTTAGTTTATTTTTTCTTATTACAAAGTTAAACCCATCAATTAAGTTTGGTGGGTTTTTCTTTTTTTAATATTTATAATCATGAGAAAATTTTTATTATCAATGTGGTCTGAAGACAATGGTACTTCTCATAAGAGAATATTAGGAACCATTGGTTTCCTATCTTTAATAGTGTTTTTATTTACATGTAAAGAAGTTCATAAAACAGAGGCCATTTCAGCAGTAGAATTTACAACTATAGCTTATGGTTTAGGTACTGTTGTTGAAAAATTCAGAAATAAATCAAATACAACCGAAATTTAATTATGAATATAAGACAAATTAATTTCCCAGATACTCAATTTATTAGAGAAGAATTTCCTAAAACTCAAATATATCTACATCACACAGCAGGTGGTCCTAATGCGGATATTGTATTTCATGGGTGGGCAACTACTAGAGATAGAATAGCCACTTGTGTTGTAATAAGTGGGGATGGACCATATGATGGGGAAATTGTTCAAGGTTTTTCCTCTAAATTTTGGGCTTATCATCTCGGAGTAAAAAATTCACATTTTTCTAGGTTTGGTTTACCTTTTATTAATTTAGATAGAATATCAATAGGTATTGAAATATGTAATTGGGGGCAATTGACTGAAAGAAAGGGGAGATTTTTTAATTATCTTAATAAAGAAATCCCACCTACCCAAGTATATGAATTAAGAACTCCTCACCGAGGTTTTAAATATTATCATAATTATACTGATGCTCAAATTGCTTCCACAAAAGAATTATTACTTCTTTGGAAAGAAAGATACAATATTCCTCTAACCTATAATTCAGATATTTGGGATGTAACCCCTAGAGCACTTAGAGGTGAAAAAGGAGTATTTACTCACAACTCAGTTAGACCTGATAAAGTAGATGTTTATCCTCACCATAAATTAATTGAAATGTTACAAACGTTATAAATGCGTTTTACGATTGTAGCGATGAGGACTATGAAGATGGATAGATAATTTAATATAGGCGCTATAAACAACGTATAGTTGATTTTAATGTATGGATACCGATAAAATATTTGATTTATTTAAGTCCTCTGGAGAGGAGGAAACTTACAATGAATTAGAACAATATAAACAACACCCTCTATATTTTATTGGTATGTTTACTAAACTAATAAATAATTATTATTCTCTTAATAAAAGTTTAATTCCTTTTTTTAAGTTTATAGATGAAGAACTACAGCCTGAAGATGTAAATAAGGCTGGAGAGTTTATTGTTTTAAGTAAAGCATATGAACATATTTGCAATATTGATGTAAATAATAAACAACATCAAGAGGCTTTATTTATAAAATCCCACGATATATCATTGAAAACCAATCTGGAATTGAGTATAAAATATTTTGAAAAATATGAAGAATATGAAAAATGTAAGGTTTTGAAAGAAATTTTAGATTTTTTAAATCTTTTTTAACTTTAGTTTGGTAACCCAATTTTTTTCTGTTAGATTCTGATTACGGGGTTTGAAGAAATAAATGTAACTGAGATGAATGTGAGAAAGATGAGATGAGAAACAGGGGGAAAGGGTTACAATGGATATACAATAATATAAGTTATATATGAAAAACAGAGAAATAATAATGAGACGAATGGAGAGCGTAGAAGGGGGAGTGGAAAAACTTCAATTAGCCCTGAGACAGGGAAATTGGCAAGTAGTTGAACAGATTTTGCAAGATATGAGAGACAATATCAATGATGCTAAATCATTTGTTCAACAAGAACCTCTAAGTCCTAATGAAATTAATTAATTTATGAATTTAACAGCTGAACAAATACAACAAAATTGGGTTAAATTTTTAGGTTTTATAGAAGATCATATTTCTGAACCTAGAAAAACAAAACTACTTGAATTCTATAAAAAATATGAAGATCGATTAGTATTAATGCCAGCGGCTCATAAAAAAGAATATCACAATGCATTTCCTGGAGGTTATGTAGAACATGTAAATAGGGTTATTACTTGTGCTCTTAATTTACATGAATTGTGGGGTGAAATGGGGGCTGATTTAAATTCTTTTACCAAAGAAGAATTAGTATTTTCAGCTCTAAACCATGATTTAGGGAAAATGGGAGATGAAACCCAAGAATCATATATTCCCCAGACTGATCAATGGAGAAAAGACAAATTAGGAGAAGATTATATGTTTAATAATAAACTTGATTTTGCTTCGGTCCCTGATAGGGGATTATTTCTACTCCAGTCTCATGATATAAAATATACTTTTAATGAAATGGTAGCAATTCAAACACATGATGGTTTATATGATGAGGCTAATAAAAAATATTTGTTGAGTTATGCCCCTGAACAAAAACCAAGAACTAGCCTTCCTTATATTTTACATCAGGCTGATTTAATGGCTGCTCGTATTGAGTTTGAAAGAGAGTGGTTACCTAAATTTAAGGAAGAGGTTAAAACAGAAAAAAAGTTTAAATTAGAAACAAAACCTACTCCTCAGGTAAACAAACAACAAAAAGCTTTAAACACTATAAAAAGTACTGGTTTAAAAAATTTATTAGATAATATATGATAGTTTTAATTATAATTTTATCAATTTTAGTTTTAGTTTTAGGTTACACTACAATAAATTTACTCCGTAAAAACGAAAAACAAGAAGATATATTATCTGGATATATGACTTACCTGAATAAAATCTCAGACACAATTGAGGCCTCAGATAAAAGATTACAAGAGGTAGATCAAAGAGGGTCATTTAAATCAGATGATGAAGTTGGGTTTATATTTGAACAGATTAAAAGTATTCAAACTATTTTAAATACATTTATAATTAAGGAAATTAAATAATATGACTCAAGTAAAATCCAAAACCCAATATTTCACCCAAGATACTGAAGATGCTATTATAGAATATAATAACACTCCAGATCCTGAAAAAAGAAATGAAATTTATAGGGATAGGATTCACTATGCTTTTTTTAAATTAACAGAAAATATTATTCATACATTTAAATACTATCATACTGAGGTTGACAATATTGAAAATCTACAACATGAAGTAATTATTTTTCTTTTAAATAAAATACATTTATTCAACCCAGAAAAAGGAGCTAAAGCATATTCTTATTTTGGGACTATTGCTAAGCGTTATTTAATATTAAATAATCAATCCAATTATAAAAAGAAAATAGAAACCATTGGTATTGAGATTTTAGACGAAAATGAGAAACATTCTTATGAATTAAATGATGGTTTACCTAAAAATGATGTTTTAAATTTTTATATAGATAAATTTGTTGACTATTGTACTACAAATATATATGCTTTATTTCCTAAAGAAGAAGATGCCCAAATAGCAGATGCCATATTGGAACTCTTCAGAAAAAGAGAACATATTGATATTTTTAACAAAAAAGCCCTTTACATTTATATTAGAGAAATAGTGGATGCAAAGGCCCCAAAAATTACTAGAATTGCAAATCAATTACATAAAATATTTAAAAAAGGATATTTATTTTATTTAGAAAATGGATATATAAAATTTTAAATTCAAATATGTATAATTGATGTCTCAATTTGATACTATAATATTTGGTAAAAAGAAATTCTCCTCAGTTTTGGAGGAAATTTATAATAACCAAAAAAAGAAAGATCAACAAGTTAATGCTTTAATAAGTGAATTAAAACCTCTTATTTCTGATATAGGGGATGCAACTCTAATTGTTCCTTTAATTAAAGAATATATGGAAATTGGAGTTAAAAATGATGATTTACTAATTAAAATGGCTGCTTTAGCACAAAGAGCAATGCAAACCCAAACAGCAGATGGAGGTTTAACTATTTCAGAGGAAGAAAAAGAACAATTATTGGCTACTGCCCATCAATTAAAAGAACTTAAATAAATGAGTAAATATGGATTTTCAGCATTAAATCAAAATTTAAACCCAACAATAAATAATGGGTTTGCTGTCAATCAATTATCTCAACAAACAAATCTAATAACCCCAGTAAGGGTATTAAGTATAGTATTGGATGAATTTCATCCAAGATTTAAAGAATTAGGTGAATGGAATGCTTTAGGTATTATAGAATATGAAGAAGTTGTAAATCCTTTACCTTCTCCATCATTAGCTACGGCCAAACCAGCATTAAGTAATTTTAAAAAATTTCCATTAGTAAATGAAATAGTATATTTACTTACATTACCTAATACTGATATTGATACAATATCTTCCAATTCCGGTAAGTATTATATAGATATAGTTTCATTATGGAATCATCCTCACCACAATGCTTATCCTACATCACCCAATAGTTTACCTCCTTCACAACAAAAAGACTATATCCAAACCCAATTAGGTAATGTAAGAAGAGTAACAGACCAATCAACCGAAATATTTTTAGGAAATACATTTAAAGAACGTTCCAATATTCATCCAATTTTACCATTTGAAGGAGATATAATTTCAGAAGGTAGATGGGGAAATAGTATAAGAATTGGTTCAACAGTAACAAACACACCAAATAATTGGTCTTCAACTGGTTCAAATGGAGACCCTATTTTGATTTTAAGAAATGGTCAAGGAAACCAAAACGAAGAAGGTTGGTTACCTGTTGTAGAAAATATAAACAATGATGAATCTTCTGTTTATTTAACTTCAACTCAAAAAGTACCATTAAATGTTTCAAGTAAAAACTATTTAAGTTATAAAAATAACCCCCCTACTGAACCATCTCAATTTTCAGGAAAACAAATTCTGATAAACTCAGGTAGATTAGTATTTAATTCTTCAACAGATCATATTTTATTAAGTTCAAATAAATCAATAAATTTAAATGCTGTTGAAGGAATCAATATAGATACCACCATAACTACTATTCAATCAAAACAGGTAAAAATAGGTTCTAAAAATGCTACAGAACCCCTATTATTAGGAAACAAAACAATAAATACATTAAATAATTTAATTGATAATTTAAATAGTTTTGTTATTATTTGTTCAACATTAGTTTCAACCCCTCCAGGAACACCTTTAGTACCATTAAATGCTGCGGCCACACAATTATCTCAACAATTATTGAAAATTCAAGGAAATCTTGAAAAGTTAAAATCAAATTCTAGCTATACCATATAATGGCAGGACCTTTTCAATCTCCAGAACAAATAGAACAACAACGACTTCAACAATCTGCTGAAGATGAATTTGTATTGTCTCAACAAAATGAAGAAACAATTGATGTAAACCAAATTCAAAATGCAACCCCCTCTGATCTAAAAGCAATGGGAGTTTCAAAATTACCATTATTATTATTGGTAATAGGAAATCAAGTTAAAACAATTATCCAACCTTCTTTAGATAATTTAATAAGACAATATGTAAATAAATTTAATTCACAAGGGGTTTGTTTAACTCAAGCTGAGTTAGATAAATTAAGACAACAAAGAAATTTAATTGTTTCTAATTTAAATAAAATAGGAAGAACTTTAAATATAATAACTATTTCTTTAACAGGAGTATCCACATTTTTATCTTTACTCCAAACTGCAATTAAAGGAATAGATACAGCCAAAATAGCAGCCAAAATAGCAGCATTAATAAATCCAGCATTAGCAGCAACTTTACCTACAACCTTAAATACATTAAGTACAGCTAAAAATTCATTATTGATAGATGAAAAAGGTAATTCTAGATTATCTAAATTATCAGCTATAATAGGGGGAGCTGCTTTAGTCGCATCCATAATAGGAAACTATATATTTAGAGCATCTGAAACTTTAAATCGTATAGATTTAGTATTAAAAACTTGTGACCCAAGTAATACTTTAGAACCAATTTCTAAAGAAATTCAAGATATAACTTCATCACAATTACAATCTCAACAAACCCAAAATCAAACCACTTATAACGGTTTTATTATCGAAATACAACAAGTACCATATACCCCTACGGTAACACGTAGAAGAGCAATAGGTAAAAATGCACAGGGTATCATTTTAATTCAAACTGAACTATCATTTACTACAGACGACCAAGTTTTAATAAATGAACTTAAGTTAATAATTGACAGAGATAATTTAAAAGCTTATTAATTTTAATATTTATAACAAAATGAAAACCGAAATTTTCAAAAAACTAATTAAACAGGCTGTGAAAGAAGCAATTCAAGAAGAATTGAAAGATATTTTACTAGAGGCCATTAGTTCTCCTAAAAAAGTTGTATCTGAATCTTTAAAGGATACTTATGCTCAACCACATATTGAAAATCCAAAACAATTAACAGCCCAAGAACGTAGAAATATGTTTGCTGGAATGTTAAATGAAATGCAAACTGGGGCTGTAGTTAATTCTTCATACTCTGGAGATTTTAAACCAACCCCAGTTGATACAATTAATGGAGCATTACCTGAAGGACAGGTAGGATTAGATCAAATAATGAATTTAATGAATAGTAAATAATGGCATTTGGTGCTAAACGTATATTCCCTATTGATTTAAACCCTGGTAAAGCAGTAGGTATAAATCTGCCTTTTAATGCACCTGGAGTATTTAAGTCAACATATACTACCAAAGACGCTATTAGAAATAATTTAATTAATTTTTTCTTAACAAATCAACCTGAAAGATATTTAAATCCCACATTTGGGGCAAGTTTAAGAGATTTTATTTTTCAACAAATAACTGAAGGAAACACAGAATATTTAAAACAAGATATACAACAAAAATTAGGGATTTATTTTCCTAATGTTTTAGTAGCATCTTTAAATATTGATTCTTTACCTGACATTAACCAAATTTCAGTTGAATTAAAATATAATGTTATTGATACTGGAATTAACGATGAAATAAATATTGCATTCATATAATGACTACTAAAAAACGAAATATAACCTACATAAATAAAGATTTTACAGAACTAAGGGCTAGTTTAATAGATTATGCTAGAACTTATTTCCCTAACACATACAATGATTTTTCTCCATCATCACCAGGTATGATGTTTATGGAAATGGCAGCATATGTAGGTGATGTTTTATCGTTTTATTTAGACAATCAAATACAAGAAAACTTTTTACAATATGCTCGCCAAACAAACAATTTATATGAATTGGCATATATGTTTGGGTATAAACCCAATGTAACACAAGTTGCAACTACCAATATTGATTTTTATCAACAACTCCCTTCCAAATTATCAGGTTCAGAATATGTACCTGATTTTGACTATGCTTTATATATACCTGAAAATGCAACTGTTAGATCTAATTTAAATACAAATAATATAACATTTTTAACATCAGATCCTGTTGATTTTTCTGTTTCAAGTTCAAGTGACCCAACAGAGGTTTCAGTATATGCGGTGTCTGGGGTTAATCCAACTTATTTTTTATTAAAGAAAACTAGACAAGTATCATCAGCAACCATTCAAACTACAACTTTTTCTTTTGGTTTACCAGTTCCATTTTCAACAGTTGAAATTAATGGAGAAAGAATAATAGGAATATTGGATATAATAGATAATAATGGTAATAAATGGTATGAGGTAGATTATTTGGCTCAAGAAACAGTGTTTGATTCTATCAAAAATACTAACCAAAATGACCCTTATTTATCTCAATATTCAGGAGATACACCCTATTTATTACAATTAAATCTAATCCAAAGAAGATTTACTACTAGATTTTTAAACTCAAATACTTTACAACTCCAATTTGGTTCAGGTACAGCAAATGATACTGATGAAGAAATAACTCCAAATCCAGATAATGTAGGTTTAGGATTACCTTTTGGACAAAATAAATTAACAACTGCTTATTCACCAAACAATTTTTTATTTACTAAAACTTATGGTATTGCCCCTTCAAATACAACTTTAACAGTAAGATATTTAGTAGGAGGAGGGGTTCAATCAAATGTTGATGCTAATACTTTAACAAATTTAGTGGCAAATACTAGATTTTTAAATTCAAATTTAAATTCAACCACAGCAAATACAATTTTTTCTTCATTGGCTATAACCAATCCAACAGCAGCAGATGGAGGAGGGGATGGAGATTCAATAGAGGAAATTAGACAAAATGCGTCTGCCAATTTTGCTTCCCAATTACGAAATGTAACCCAAAATGATTATTTAGTAAGGGCTTTATCTATGCCCGCCAAATATGGTGTTATTTCTAAAGCCTATATTGAACCTACTAAAGCTCAATCCATTTCAGCTGGTGAATCTCAATCTGTATTGGATTTATATGTTTTATCTTATAATTCATTAAAACAACTTAATACTTGCTCCCCAGCATTAAAACAAAATTTAACTACTTATTTATCACAATATAAAATGGTAAATGATTCAGTTAATATAAAAGATGCATTTATTATTAATATAGGAGTTAACTTTGATATTATTGTTTTACCTAATTTCAATAGTAATGAAATATTGACTAAATGTATAGTTGCTTTACAAGATTATTTTGCAATAGATAAATGGCAAATTAATGAACCTATAGTATTGAGAGATCTTTATATTCTATTGGATTCAATAGAAGGAGTTCAAACAGTAAAAAATATAGAAATAACAAACTTAGTAGGAGAAAATTTAGGATATAGTAAATATGCATATGATATTAAAGGAGCAACTCAATCTAATACAATTTATCCTTCTTTAGATCCTTCTATATTTGAGATTAAGTTCCCTTCTTTAGATATTCAAGGTCGTTGTACTAATATCTAATTTTTTATATACAAATTTAGAAAAAACTACTCATAATGTCAGTAATACAAATATTCCCCACAAAAGATGCAACTATATATTCGGCCTACAATCAGTTAAATACAGGGCTTGATGAAATAATTGAAGCCTCTACTAATTTCTTAACTGGTAGTCTACGATCTCAAGGTGAATTACCTCAAACCTCAAGATTTTTAATCCAGTTTGATCAGGATGATATATTAAATATTTTCACTAATTTAATCCATACCTCAAGTTGGGAGGCCAATTTAAAAGTATTTGTAGCAGAAAGTACAGGTTTATCAAACACCACAACAATTGCAATAAATGCTCTAGCGGAAAATTGGGCTATGGGTACAGGTAAATATTATGACAACCCAGAAACACAAAATGGTGTATCTTGGTTATTTACAAATTATTCAAACGGAACAACATGGACAACATCTAGTTTTATTTCTGGTACTACTGGTTCTTATAGTGGCTCAAATGTTGGGGGAGGTGTATGGTATACTAGTTCTCAAGCAAGCCAATCTTTTGAATATTATACACCATTGGATATAAATACTAATGTAACTAATATAGTTAATAAATGGTCCTCTAGTGTATTTAATAATTATGGTTTTATAGTGAGACAAACCCAATCCCAAGAGTTTGTAAATAATACTAACCAACAAGTAACTTTAAAATATTTCTCAAGAGATACAAATACCATATATCCCCCAATATTACAAATTTCATATGATGATTTTATATGGAATACAGGTTCATCATCACAAAGTATATTAGATATTCTTCCTGCTACAGTAAATCTAGTACAAAATCCAGGAATATTTTACCCAGAAAGTATAAATAGATTTAGGGTAAATGCTAGACCTGAATTTCCATCACAAATATGGACAACTGGTTCAGTTTATACAAATAATTATTTTTTACCAACTGAATCATATTGGGCTTTAAAAGATTTAGAAACAAATGAATATATAATTGATTTTGATAATATTTATACTAAATTGAGTGCTGATTCAACTTCAAGTTATTTTGATTTAAATATGAACTTCCTTCAACCAGAAAGATATTATACAGTTTTAATTAAATCAAATATACAAGGAACTACTCAAGTGTTTGATGATCAATATTATTTTAAAGTCATTAATGGATAATGGAACAAATAAATTTAAGTAAAACAGTATATAGTAAAAATCAATATGAAAGAGTTATTGATACTAGTTTTACACAATTGGTTGAACCAGAACCAGAAACAGTAATTATAACGCCTACTATATCTGTTGCTGAATTTTTTCAAAATTATCAAACATTATTTTTTGAAATACCTAAATTTGGAAATACAAATTCTCATGAATACCTTATTAAAACCAGTCAACAATATGCTGGTGATTTTTCAAATGATGATACAATACAGGCTTTAATAGAAGAAATAACTCAATTGAGACAAGAAAATTTAGAATTACAACAACAATTATTAGATCAAAATATAAATGGCTGAGATAATTAACATATTGCCTATAAATCCAACAAATTTTGAATTTCAAGAATATTCAATAGAAGATAATACTATTATTAATTCATTTGAATTAGATACTGTTTTTGATCCTTCTAAAGATTATATTGAATATTTTATATATGATTTAAATGGTAATATTTTAATACAAAACAATAGTGGTTATCCTGGTTATAAATTAATTGACAACAATGTTGTTTTAGATCCTGTATCTGATGTAAGATCTTTTGGTTTTGATGAAGGGCAATACAATACTTTATACAATTTTTTAACTCCTGAATTAGTCTCAAATAATGTCAACACTTATTTTATTTCACAAATAAGTCCTGACAGAACAGAAATAAGATTAGATACAACATCCATCCCAAATGAATTGGTTGTTAGTTCATCTTTAGAATTAACATCCAAAATAGACAATTCAACAGGAAGTTATTATGATTTTTACTTAAATTTTGGAAATAATGATTTAGTCATTGCAGTTAATGCATTATTAGATAATTCAAACACTGATAATCCCACAGTTTTAATTAAATTATACGAACCATTACCACCACAATTTAATATAAATACTCAAACATGGGTTGTCTCTCAAATATCAAACCCAGTAGCATATAATATTTCAATTGAAAACATAATTGAAATCCCTGAAGATATAATCAATTTATCAGGTCCTAATTTTAATTTAGCATTACAAGACCAATTAAATAATTCCACAGCTTATATAAATTATGCTGGTTTAAAATCAACCACTACATCTTCTGGTACAAGCAGTTTTAATTATCAATTAAACAATATTTTAGCCCAAACAGGGATATCTGTTAATGTTGATTATTCTGATTATTCAAACTTCATACATTTTTCATCAGCTCAAACTAGATTAGAAAATTTTTATTATAAATTACAATTATTAGAAGAATATAATTACAGTGCTAGTTTATCCACAAATCCATCAAGTGGTTCTTATTATGTTTCTTCTAGTAATATTATATATCAAAATAAAATAAATGAAATAATTACAGGATTTGATGGATATGAATACTTCCTATATTACTCATCAGGTTCAACATCTTGGCCAAAAACCAATTCTAATCCTCCTTACATAAATTATTCTCCTACATCAATTTCAGGAAGTAATTGGTTTATAAGTCAATCATTAATTGCTGAACAATATGATATTGAAAACAACAATGCTTTAACTTTAGCTGTTCCCTCTTATATAAGAGAGGATTTATCAAATGAAAAATTTGAATTGTTTGTTGAAATGATAGGTCAATTATTTGACAATATCTTTGTTTATTTACAAGATGTAACCACTAAATCTGATGCTGATAATCGTTTGAACTATGGAGTTTCAAAAGATTTAGTTGCTGATGTATTGAGGGATATGGGTGTTAATATTTACCAAAATAACTTTTCATCCAATGATTTATATCAAGCATTAATTGGTTTAACTCCATCAGGAAGTTTATATAATTTACCATTTACAACACCTACATTACCGGTACCAACTGGTTCGTTTTTAGAATATATAACAACGTATATAACGGCATCATCTACATCTTCCATAATACCCACCGATGATGTCAATAAATCGCAATATAAACGAATATATCATAATTTACCTTTATTATTAAAGAAAAAAGGTTCAGTTGCAGGAATTAGAGACTTAATTACAACTTTTGGTGTTGCCAATACTATTTTAAGAATAAATGAATTTGGTGGAAAAGATCAAAATCCTAACTCATTTGATAATTGGCAAAATGAATACAATTATGTATACTATTCTAGTGGTTCAAATTTTGTTAGTTCATCTTTTGTATTAAATTCAACATGGGATGCAACAAACAATAGACCTTCCTCTGTTGAATTTAGATTTAAACCAAATACTTTACCATATAATACAGCAAGTATAGCAACTCAAATTTTATGGCAAACAAACAATGGAGTTAGTTTACAATTAAGATATACTGGCTCAGGATATACTAGTGGTTCTTACTCAGGTTCTATAATAGATCCTTATTACCAATATGCTTTATTGGAATTTATTCCTTCAACCTCTTCATTATCAACCTCAGCTAGTGTTTATTTACCTTTTTATAATGAAAATTGGTGGGCAGTAACGGTAAATAGTTCAAGTGCAGGATTTGAATTATTGTCTGCAAATAAAAGTTATACAGGTGAGGAAGGAAATACAATAGTGTTTTATGCTTCTTCCTCTGTAATAGGAAGCAACAATTGGTCCTCTGGTTTAACATCTATTTTTGGTTCAAATTTTTCTGGTTCATTACAAGAAATTAGATATTATACTCAACCGTTATCTAAAAATAGTTTTGAGGCCTATGTAATGAATCCTTATTCAACCGAACAAAGTGAAAATTTAGCATTTAGAGCAACTTTAGGAGGACAATTATATAAAAATTTAACATCAGTCCATCCTAAAGTCACTGGTTCATGGATTGCTACTTCATCATTTGTTTCAAATAGTAATTTTACAACAGGGTCAGGTGGACAATTTATTTCAAATAATGAGGTGTTTTACTTTGATCAAGTCCCAGCAGGAATACAAAATGCTGTTTCAAACAAAATAAAACAACAATATACCGTTTTACCATATACAGGAAGTAATGAATCAAATATTCCTAATCAAAATATATTGTCTCCATTTATTTCTGTTCAACAACAAACTTTTGAAAGTTCAAGTTATACAAAAGACACAGATTATGTTGAATTAGCATTTTCTCCACAAAATGAAATAAATGATGATATAAATTCACAAATAGGATATTTCAATATTGGTCAAGTAATTGGAGACCCAAGATTTCAATCTTCTCTATTAGATTCATACCCAGAATTAGATGCAATTAGATATGCTTATTTTGAAAAATATGATTCAAATTATGATTGGAACGATTATATTAGATTAATCAAATTCTTTGATAATTCATTATTTAAATTATTTGATGATTTTATTCCCGCAAGAACTAGTTTGGCGGCAGGAATTGTAATTAAACAAACCCTATTAGAAAGAAATAGATATAGACCACCCCAAGTATCACCTTCTACATCTATTGCTTGGGTAGCTAGTGGTTCAACCAATATTCCTTATGTTGTTGAAGATCTAACAATTACTGGTTCCGTGGATGTAGGTACAATTGAAGGAGGAAATGGTGGTTCAATGCCTGATTTATTTGGACAAACTCAATCATTTGATTATGTTGTAAATATCACTCAAAGTTGGACAGGAATTACACCTTCATTACTTGGAAATGTTCCATTTACTCAAACTTCTCAAACTGAATTTTATGATGGACAATTGAGTGGTTCTAATTTGGTTGTTACTGATGGAACATTAGCTATCCCCTCAGAATCAGTATTAATAAATAATGCTTTAGATAATAGAGAAAATTCAAAATATTTAGATGTTGATTTTTCTGAGGGACAAATTATTGCAGTAAACCAACAACAGATTTTAAGTGGAAGTGCCACTAAAGCCACTGTCCCTGATTCATATTACACAACAGCTAGAATTATTAATCCTAGATATGAAGGATCAAAATATTCAGGAGAATATAATTATACAACATCTTTTGCTGATAGAAGTACTCCAATAGGTTACCCTATAGATAATTTTTCTAATTATTTTATATATTTTGATTGGATAGGAAGTTCTACACCTCAATATCCTGGTGGTGGAAATATACATGGTGTTTATTTAATAAGTACTGAAGGTGAAGCTATACCATTAACAGGAGATAATAAAAATTCATTTATTGTAGAAAATACTTTTGTAAAAAACACTCCTGCTTATATTTACCCATCAACAACATCTTCTGGAGCCCCAACAATAAATGTAAATATTGTAGAGGGTGGTGCTTTATATGAAACTATATTATTATCAACTGGTAGTGAAAATCCTGTAATAATATCACAAATGTCAGGTAGTATGGTATTGATAGGAGATACTTATAGTATATATTTTAATACATCAAGTTTATTTACATTAACGGACAGTGGTTCCCTAAGTATAAGTGGATCAAGTTGGATTTATGCTTTATCAAATCCATCTTCATCAATTGGAACTATAGAATCATTTTATTTTAATAATAATAAAGGAGTTAGTATTTATAATAAAAAAACAGGCCAATACATAAACTCAGGATCTACACCTAGTATAATTAATTATAATGATACATTTTTACCATTAAGGTATGGAGATATGATAAGATTTGGTACAACAGCTTCTTATTCTATTTCAAATAGGGACTCATTAGATGGTACTTTTACTGGAGGAGGATTATTCCAAATCAATAACATAATAACTGGTTCAGATGATAATGTAATATCAAGTATCAATATAACTCCATTAATAAATACTTATCCATTTGTACAAAACACCGCATTATCAAATAGAAATAATCAAAATATAAGAATTATGAGAAGAATTCAATATGAAAATTTTATTCTTGTACAAAATATTCCTAGTAACCCAAATAACTCAGGATTTTTAGTACCATTTAATTTTAATCCAAATTACAATATTTACGATCTTGCTAAAAAAGCAGGAATAATTTGAATAAAAAACAAAACTTAATATATTTATAACAAAACAATATGGGATATCTTTCAAATACAGTAGTTACAGTTGACGCCATTTTAACAGATGTAGGACGTCAATTATTGGCCCAACAAAATGGTCAATTTAAAATTACACAATTTGCATTAGCTGATGATGAAATAGATTATACTTTATATAAC